CTATCAACTACAATTTTATTAAAGAAGTCAAGATCACCGATAGTATGGATATTACCGCCTTGAGCAGGAGTTCCATCGTGCCTGTGTCCTGTAGCAGCGACATCAGTAGCAGAGTAAGTGAAAGTATTAACTAATTGGTTATATTCATTGTTAAAAAGAGAGGCTGTAATAGTATCCCCGTCAGATAAGGTACTTTGCCTAGTATATGTTTGTGCCATGTTTTTTTATCTCCTACCTGCGGGTACATAATCAATGTATAAACCATTGATCGAGTATGGGGATGATTGATCATCACTTGTAATTTTAAAACTGCATGTGTTGCCACTACCTTCTACCGCTTGTCTAACCATAGGATCATTAGTAGCTCCAAAGGTAGCAGCATCAAAGATAGCTAAACCAAAGGTAGCGGGGGCAGGAACTGTGTCTAGAAGATAATCGGTTGGCTGCGTTACTTGAGGATCTTCATAATCATAACGAACCCTTAAAGTAGGCTGTACTGCACCTTCAGGACTAAAAGAAATTCTAGCATATTTTAAAGTCTTTCGAGTTCCGATGTCTCCAAAATCATAATTAGGTGTTTGGTAAACAGCATTAATATTCGCATTATTAAAAGAAAGACCATCATCATGAACATATATATAACCATTCCTATCGCCATGATAAGTATGTTCAATGCCTTCTGCATCATAAGCAGAGTGTAAACCTCTTGCCTGGATACCTAAAGATTCAGACCATTCAAAGCCATTAGCAGTTAAAGTGCCTATAATGCCTCTAGAGGTCACAGAACTTTCAGTAGCGTCACAGTAGAATAATCTATATTGTGATTTCTTTCTTAAGACAGTACTAGAGATTGTGTACTCAGTAATAGAGCCAGCTATATCACTAATGATACTTTGTATTTGGCGGCTTACGGAGCTTAACTCAACGTCAGAAATTCTAGTTGTACCAGCAATAGTCCGTATACCATCAGGTGCTAAAAAGACTAGATCGCCACCAATCTCTTGAATACTTTCACCGCTTAGACAGCCCACATTAGCTGTGATTTGTACAATTTGCACATCAGCAGCACTATCAATATTATCTAAACGGTGGATAGTGTTTTTACAAAAAATGTAAAGAGAATCTCGAAAGCTCTTTATACCTACAATATTGTCATCTAAGGCTATCGCGCCTGAACCTACACCTGTAAAATCTTTATCATCATTAGTTCTGCTATAATAAACAGTAGAAGGAGCATTTAAAGTATCTACTACACATAAATGACGGCTTACTAAAGCAACATATTTACCAGCAGCAGGAATATTTATTTCTTCAAAAACAAAAAGTCTGGTTGCGCCTGTGCCTTTAATATGAAAATGAGCTATTTTATTTGGGCCTGTCGCTATAGTTAAAGACCCGTAAGGTGTATTACTATGTCCTGTAGGAGCTAACATTAAAGCAAATTGAGCTTGTTCTTGATTAGGACGAGGTAAAACAGTAGCCGTTGCTAAGTCTGCTTCTGTAACACCTGTGTGGTTTGTGTCTTTATTAATTTGAATCCAAGTATTACCGTTGTCGCTATAATAAATATTAGTTCCTGCAACAACAACAGCTCCTAAGCCGTAGGGATAAACACCTAAGATAGGCGTATCTCCAGCAGGTCTTGAAGTACCATAGAGTGTAAAACCATTTATTCTTCTATAGCCACCGTCAGGATCTACTTCAAAGTTTCTTAAAGATGTAGCAAGGCCCGGCTGCGAAAGCATCTCAAGCTGATTAAGGTTAGTATTTAAACCACCTTTACACGATACGCCAAAGGGTTGTGACATTAAATAAATCTCACTCTATCGTCTTTAAAGTAATCAGGAGCAGGTGACATCAATCTAAGTTTCATAAGCTTTATACCATGTTTATAATCATCTAAAGCAAAAGAAGCTGCTTGCGGATTTTCTTTAAACTGGTGAATGTAATAACGAGCGCGAGCAAGAAGCACTGTTTTAAAAACATCAGGAAATACAATGTTATCAGAATACTCTACAAGCTCTGTGGGGGATTCAAAAGCAAAGAACCATATCTTATAAGCTTTATCAGGAATAGGGCTTAGACCAAAGCTACGACCATCCATACTACGAATAACGCGAGTAGGTACACCGTAGTTAGCTGTATCAGCTTCATCTAAGTTTTGTTGTAACCTAAAATAATCTTTCCATTCTTCAATCGTTGTAAAACGTAAATTATCTGCTACATAAGGGGACGTTTCACCATCAACACCTACAGTGGTTAATAGGAAGTTTTCCCAATCAATGTCACCATAGTCAGTAGTAATATCAGAACTATCTTCTTTAATAAGATACCAACGTGTACCTACAACAGCATCTACAACTACATTACCATACATAGGATTGGTAGCTCCACTAAGAGCTGTAGAAAGAAAAGGCCATTTAGGTTCTTCTAAAACAATATCTAAATAAGCTTTATTAACAGAATCTTTTATATGCTGCTGAATACCTTTAGCATTTACAAAAGAAGAAGCTGTTAAAGGAACTTCATTGAGTTCCCTTATCAGCTCATTAGTTAATGAAAGATAGTTAGTAGCCATAACTTTTCATCCGTTGCTCACTAGCATACTTAGAACATTGTTTTTCTTGAGAGTTATCAAAACGATTCTCAAGTTCTTTAATAGAAGAATAGCTCTTAGTACCGTCTGGTACTTTCTTTTCTTGTTCTTGTTCTGTTACCATTTCAAACATCATCATCATCATATCAATCTTGCTCCATTGAAAAGGTTTTGCTTTTAGCGCGAGCTGTTTCAATCTCACTATCAGGTTCAGGAGACTTCTTGAAAATCTTATCAAAGTTTTCCTTGTACTTAGCAATATCCATATTCTTACGGAAAGTACTACCTTTACCTGCAAAAGTTTTTCTAAAGTATACTGGGTTATTATCTGAACCTATCTGTGGCATTGTAATTTCTCTTTTTAATTCGGTTTACATTTAGGCATTTCTTCTTTTGTTTTAACCTTACCGCCCTTGTTAAAAGCTGCCCTATCTTGTTCCATATTAAACATTGCATCTGTTGGTTTAAAAGAACTATACAAAGTATCTATAGTTGGATATTTTGTTTGTTGAGATTTTAAAGTATTAACCATATCTTTAAACATACTTCCTAAAGACATTTATATTCTCCTCTTTTAAAAAGAATGGGGGCTTTTACACCCCCAAACTCATTTAGTCAATGGTAAAGAAAGCAGATACCAGAGCTTCTGGTCGCAGTACTTTAGCACCATAGACATGCAAGCCACGAACGATGTCGCCAAAGCTGCTTGGGTCACGAATGACTTCAGTGCTTGTAATCGTTTGAGCGGTTGCAGTAGATGACATGTGACCAGCCATACACTTACCTGTTGCTGTCGAAGGCGTAGCGATGTTGTTGGTCTTGTACATGTTAAAACCACGAAGCTTACCAGAAGATACCAAACCATTACGGATTGAACCTTGACCAGCATTGTAGTCAACAGACAGCAGTTTAGAGCTAGACTGTGAAAGAGCTTCATAGAATGCAGGTGAAGCTACAAACCAACGACCTTCTTCTGGAATGTTCTGGTCATCAAGAAGACGAGCCATACGTGCCATTACATCAAGAGGATCAGCAACATCAATCAAGTCGATAGATGCTGTGGTTTCGTTAACACCAGCAGTACCAGCAGCAGCATCAGCACCAATGATATGGTCTGGAGCTGAAGAAGATACACCAGCAAACATAGATGCCAACACACCAGCATCAAAAGCATCACGCAGAGCGTAAGCAGCAGATGAGGTAGCAACATCGCGGAAGTTAACATGTGACATATTGGTTTCAATATCGTCAACAATGAATTTGAAAGCGTTAGCAATATCTACAATCAAGGTAACTTCTTGGTCTGTCAAAGCAGTCTTAGTTACATCAGCGCCACGCTCATACTGATAAACAGAGATCGTAGGCTCTTTAATAATCCGTACACTGTCACCGAAAGCAGCAATCTCGCCTGCATAGTCAGTGTTGGTGATTGCTTCAACTACAGAAGCTTTACGGAAAAAGTTAAGTACCTGCTTGGAATATACTTTTGGCAGGAAGAAAGAATTAGTCTGACCTGCTACTGAGTTACCAAAGTTACCGTTTGTGTCTGTTGCTTGTTCAAAATATTGATCTG